GGCGCGACGAAATCGAGAGGCACCTGTTCAAAGGTGATTTAAATGGCTGGAAACACGATTCTTACGATTGACATGGTGACGCGCGAAGCGTTGCGCTTGTTCAAAAACTCCAATGCGTTCTTGAAAAGCATTGACCGCCAGTACGATGCGGACTTTGCTCGGTCGGGCGCCAAAATCGGTGCCGCGTTGCGCGTGCGACTGCCCAATGATTTCACGGTTCGCCGCGGGGCGGCCGCCTCGGTTCAAGGCACGAATGAGCAAAAAACCTCTCTGGTGATGGCGAACCAGGTCGGGGTGGACATCCAATTCAGTTCCGCCGAGCGCGAATTGAGTTTGGATGATTATTCGGCGCGCATTATCAAACCGGCGATCAACAACATTGCAGGGCAAATCGCAGCAGACATTATGGGCGGTGCGGATGGGCTGGTTCCCGCTGGCACGTTGTATCCGGATACCCAAGTGCCCGTGTCGAACCTGATTGGCAAGTTTGACGGCTCGAACAACCTCTTGAATGCCGACCTCAATACGTTCTTGAGTGCCGGTGCCATTCTGGATCAACGTTCGGCGCCGGGAAATCGCAAGATCGTGCTCGATCCGCGTACGCAAGCACGCATGATCGGGTCTCTGACGGGTCTCTTTAATCCCGCCTCGGCCATCGGTGAGCAATACATTACCGGTCAAATGAAGTCCGCACTGGGCTTTGACTGGATGATGGATCAGACGACCTTGCAACACACAACCGGCGCTTATGGTGCGCCGCCAACTGTTGCGGGTGCGAACCAAACAGGCTCCACGTTAGCCATTTCCGCCTTGGCCGGTCCGGTGAATGCCGGGGATGTCTTCACCCTTCCCGGGGTGTATGCGGTCAACCGGGTAACCAAACAGCCGTATGCGGATTTGGCGCAGTTCGTGGTCACTCAGAATGCGGCTGCAGGTGCCACGGCGCTCTCGATCTACCCGCCGTTGACACCTCCGAGCGCAGGCACTCCCGTGCAGTACCAGACGGTGTCAGCGTCTCCTGCTAATGGCGCAACGTTGGCGTTTCTCACCAGTGCCAGCGCAGGCTATCGAATGAATCTGGCCTATGTGCCTGAAGCCGTGACGATGGTGACCGCTGATCTGGAATTGCCCAAGGGCGTGCATGAGGCGTATCGCGAAACGTACGACAACACCAGCCTGCGTATCGTGACGGCCTACAACGTGGCGACCGACCAGTTCATCACCCGCATGGACGTGCTCTACGGCTACAAGTGGTTGCGCCCGGAATGGGGTGTGCGTGTCGCCGATTCCATTTAACGCGTAACCAAAACGAGGGCGGGGCGGTAGACCGCTCTCGTTTGCTTTAGGACGTCTCTATTATGCAAAGCGCTGTCTCCAATAGCCTGGTCGAGAATCAGGACTATTTAGCTCCCTATGTGCCGGCCGCACGGGCCTACGTGCATCAAGAATACCCAAAGTGGAAGTACTCCCTGACCGGATCGTGCGTGGTCAACAGTGCGGACGAAGAAGCCGCGCTCGGCGATGGCTGGTTCGATGCCAAACCGACCGCGAACGATACACCAGCCCGAGCCCAGCCATCCGTACAAAGCGAGCTCGATGCGCTGATTGCCAAAGCTCAAGAATTAGGCATTGAAATCGACAAGCGCTGGGGTGTGAAGCGTTTACGCCAGGAGGTGGCTCATGCTTCCCATTAACTTATTGCGTGCCAATGGCCGCACCGTCGCGCTTTCTGTGACCGCGGCTGCCCACGCCTCGGTTGCAGTGGTGGCCAACGATGAAAGCCAGCCGGGATTTGCGGCCTTCTTAAACACGGGTGCGACCACAGTCGCGATCACGTTGGCGCCCAAAGGAATGGCCGCAGCCGTTCCAGCGTTCCCTACCGATGGCTCTCCCACGGCAACGATTATTTTGCCGCCAGGAATGACACAGCCCTTGACATTGCCGATGCCGGGCGCTTCGTTTTCCGTGGCCGCCATAGGTTCTGCGGCGGGTCCAAGTCTTGTTTATATCACCCCCATGTCGGTGTAAGCGATGACACCCAGCGATCTCATCACGCTTGCGTTAAAGCAGGCCGGCGTCCTAGGGGTGGGGCAGCCGGCATCGGCCGAAGACATCAACGACAGCTTCACGCTCATGAAGATGATGATGGCCCAGTGGCAGCGTCAACGGTTGATGGTCTATCACTTGGTGGAGACAGTCTTTCAGGCGACGGGAGCGCTCTCCTACACCGTGGGCACGGGCGGCACGATCACCATGACGCGCCCCTCGCAGATCGAAGCGGCGTTCATGCGCCAGATGATTCCCAATCCGTCCTCCGTGGACTACCCGCTCGAAATCATCGAGTCTCGTGAGGATTACAGCCGCATCGCGCTAAAGAGCCTGGCGTCGTTTCCGCAGTACGCCTTTTACGATTCGGCCTATCCGCTGGGCAACCTATACATTTGGCCGGTGCCCTCGGATGCGTATCAAATTCACCTCGTCACGATGGAGGTCTTGCAGCAATTTGGGACGGTGACTGATGTGATCAACATGCCGGAGGAATACCAGGAGGCGCTTCTTTACAACCTGGCGTTACGGTTGTTTCCGCTCTACACGCTGCCTGTAGACCCCATGGTCAGGCAATTAGCCCAGGCGTCAAAAAGCCTTATCGAAACCACCAATACCCAGCTTTCCACATTACGCATGCCGCAAAACCTTCGGCGCCGTGGTCGCTATAACATTTACGCCGACCGATAGATGAAGGTCCCGCTCACCTCCGGCGCCTATGAGGCCCGCAGCCTCATTGCGAACGCGCAGCGCTGCGTGAACCTATACCCGGAGTCGAACCCCTCAGATTCGCCGTTTCCCACGACGCACTACCCGACGCCGGGAACGATCCTACGGGGGACGGCATCCGTGTCGGGCTATCGCTGTCTGTATCCGGCCAGCAATAACGCTCTCTATGCGGTCATCGCCAGTACGGTGTATCAGGTGACACCGGGCTGGGGATTTAACGTAATAGGCACCATTACAACCGGCGCAGGCCCCGTGTCGATGGTGGATAACGGCCAGACGATTGTGTTGGTCGACGGTTCCGTCAACGGTTACACGATTGACCTGGTATCGAATGCGTTTGCCCCGATTGTTAACGACGCCTTTTATGGCGGGGATCGTGTCGATATTGTTGATGGCTTTTTTGTGGTCAACCGGCCTGGCACGAATCAATGGTATTGCTCAGGGCCTTTCGCGATTACGTGGAATGCACTGGACTTCGCTGGGAAAACGGGCGCCTCCGACTTGCTGGTAACTCTTGCGGTCGCCAAGCGCTATGTGTTCCTGTTCGGCCAGCAAACCACGGAAATCTGGTACGACGCCGGCAATACCGACTTCACCTTTTCGCGCATGCCAGGAGCTTTCATCCAGCATGGATGCGCGGCCAAAGCCTCGATTGCCGTCATGGACGGCTCGGTGTACTGGCTCGTGCAGGATCCGCAAGGGCATGCCATTGTGATGCGAACGTCCAATTTTGACGGCCTACGCATCTCCACGCATGCCATTGAAAACGAGATTCAAGGCTACGCGCGCATTGACGATGCGATTGGCTACACCTATCAGCAAAACGGGCACCTGTTTTATGTGCTGACGTTCCCCACTGCCGATAAGACGTGGGTGTTTGACCTGGCTACCAGCCAATGGCACGAAATGCTTTGGACGGATGCGCAAGGGCAATATCATCGGCATCGTGGCAGCTGCTTTGCCTTTTGGAACAACACGTGGGTGGTGGGCGACTGGCAAAACGGCAATCTCTACAGCCTGGATGCCGATACGACCACCGATAATAATGCCCCGATTGTCCGGCTGCGCTCCTTCCCGCATTTGATCGGTGAAGGCAACCGGATCATCTACCGCGAATTTATAGCGGACATGCAAGTGGGCGACACCCCAACCGATGACGATCCACAGTTGTCGCTGCGCTGGAGCGATACCCGGGGCGCCAGTTGGGGAAACGCCATTCAGTCCGGTATGGGAGCCAAAGGCCAGTACTTGCGCTCGATCCAGTTCCAGCGTTTAGGCTATGCGCGAGATCGGGTGTTTGAGGTGTCCTGGTCCACGACGAGTAAAACCGCTCTGAATGGCGCGTTTATTCAAATCAAGGCGGCGGCACAATGACCGTCGATGTTCAAACCAATATCCCACCACCGCAAGTGCCGCCGTTGACGCCTGGCGGCACGTTCAACGAGGTATGGTGGGAGTTTTTAATGAAGTTGTTCACCCGCACAGGCGGTACGGGCGGACAAGGATTGGCAGGGCCTCCGGGTCCAGGAAATGTACTGTCGATTGGAGCGGTAACAAGCGGCTCCGCGCCTGCCGTCGCGATTCACGGGGCCAGTCCATCGCAAGTGTTGGATTTTGTGTTGCAGCCAGGCCCCACCGGACCGCCTGGGCCTTCAAGCAATGTCACGCCGGCGGCACCCGTGACCGTGACGGCATCGCCTTTTGTGTATACCGCCGCACTGCGAGGGGTGCTCTTTATTTCTGGAGGCGGCATCAAGAATCTGGAGTTCTCCCGCGATTCGGGCGTCACGTGGTATCCGACCGGCAGCTTTTACGGCTGCTTTTTTGTGGCGGCGGCCGATCAGTTGCGTGTGACGTATGCGACCGCCCCCAGCATCGTGTTTGCCTCCAATTGAAACAAACTGAAGCCCTGCGCTGCGTCTTTGACTCGGTGCGCAGTCGGTTTCCTGTTGGGTATGGGTTTGGGGATTTTGAACGTGCCTTGGTGGATTGGGAAGTGGTGCCTCTTGCTCTCGGTGGTCAGGTGATCGGGGGTGTCTTGGTGAGTGGTAACGAGATTCACGTGGGGTATTCCACGCCGCCTGGCGCCGCGCTTCGTCGCCACATCAAAGAAACGTTGTCGCAAATGCTTAATCGCTACGGGTTCGTAAAAACCGGCGTCGCGGTCGATAACGCGCGCGGCCTGCGGTTTTGCAAGCGGCTCGGGTTTCACGAAACAAAACGCGAGAACGGCGTTGTTTATTTACGTTGCGAGAAAACGAATTATGGCTAATCTGAAACGATATTCGGTCAAGAGCGACCCGCTGGGTGATCCGTTGGGCGGCGAGCCGCGCGGGGCGCGCATTAACGTTCGGCTCCATGATCCGATGACGGCTGCGCTGTCGATTGGCGGTTCTCTGATCGGTGGGGTTATGTCCTCGAACGCCGCGCAAAGTGCGGCCGACACGCAAGCCAATGCGGCTGACCGGGCCGCTCAGATTCAACAGGGCCAGTACACCCAGACCCGCAATGATCTAGCCCCATACCGCAATCTTGGCTCGGGTGCGATCAACCCTTTGTTGCAGGCGATGGGGTACAACGTGCCTGCTCAATCTGCCGCACCGACTTACGATCAGCTTTATCAGCAGCTGTTGCCGCAATTCACCAAGACCGCTCCTAGCACTGGTCAGGGAGACGGCGGCTATGTCACGGTCTACGATGGGTCAGGCAGCGATCAAGACACGGGACGTCAAGTATGGATGGGGAGCGGCAATGGCGGGGGGGGCGCAACCACAGTGGATACCGCTGGCTTGAACGCGGCCGTACAGGCGGCAATGCAGGGCCAGCAGACGCAGAGTTATAGCAACCTGACCGTAGACCCGAATAATCCACTACAAAAGCAATTCAGCTTTACCCCTGGCGACTTAACCCAAACCCCTGGCTACCAATTTAATTACGGTCAAGGTATGCGCGCGGTCGATAATAGTGCGGCCGCGCAAGGATTGGGGCTGTCGGGTGCGCAAATGAAGGGGGCCATGCGCTTTGCCAGCGGTCTGGCGGACACTACCTACCAGAACCAATTTGGTAACGCCTTAAATACCTACAACACCAACTACAACACGGCGACACAGAACGTGAATCGCTTACTGGGCTTAGTCGGTAACGGCCAGAATGCGGCGAATCAAACCGGTGCTTACGGCATCCAGACCGCTGGCAATGTGGGCAACATGATCAACTCGGCTGGCCAATCGCAAGCAAGCGGCACGGTGGGAAGAGCCAATGCACTTTCGGGGGCCTTGGGCGGCGTCGGTAATAATGCGCTCGTGTACTCGATGCTGGGTAAAGGTGGTTTCGGGGGTAGTGGTGCATCCACGCTTTACGGAAACATGGGTAGCAACGGCATGATGACGGGCGGCGCTAATTTCCCCATGAACGTGCAACTTTAAGAGGCTGATATGCCATTTGATCCTACCATTGCACTGCAAGCCAAAGCGCCTACGCTGAACCCCTTGCAGATGGCCATGCAAGCGGCGCAGTACAAGTACATGAACTCCAACGCGAACGCTCTTCAGCAGCAGATCGGCGCGAATCAAGCCATGTCCGGAATATTTCAAAAGAACACGGATGCAAATGGTAATGTGGATTACGGAGGCGTTGTTCATGATGCCAGCCAAAATCCTGATGCGGCGTACAACCTGCCTCAATTAATCCAAGGCATCAATACGCAGAAAATCCAGGGCGTCACGCTGCAAACCGGCGAGCAAGGCCTTGCTA